GTTGGGCTCCCTATGATTTTCGGTGGATTAAAAATCTAGGAGCATTGATGATAAAAGAGGTTACGATTACATGTGGCGCTCTTACACTCCAAAGATACAGTGGAGAATATCTATCTGCTATGGTTGAACGCGACTTTAGCACAGAGAAAAAAGAGTTGTTCAACAATATGACTGGAAATGTTCCTGAATTAAACGACCCCGCGAATGTAAATGGTAGAGCTAATACATATCCATCTGCTTATTATACACCGAAATCTACGGGCGCAGAGCCATCTATAAGAGGACGAAATCTATATATACCTATAAATACATGGTTTACATTAAATAGTGCTTGTGCATTTCCGTTAATAGCATTACAATATAATGAACTTTATATTAATGTGACTCTTCGACCTATACAAGAATTGGCGCAAATACGTGATGTTTTTGATAACCAATATAATCGCCCTTATGTTCAGCCGGATTTTACAAAGCCCCAGTTTCAAATGTATAGATTTTTACAGACACCGCCTGCCGTAAAACTTGACGCATCCAAATATGAAAATAAAATTACTACTTGGAATGCAGACATACATTTGATTTCCACATATTGTTTCTTATCCAAAGAAGAAGCGCAGGTTTTTGCGGCGGAAGACCATGTATATTTAGTAAAAGATGTATTTCAATATAATTATGAGAATATAACGGGCACGAAACGCCTCAAACTAAATTCGAATGGAATGGTTTCTAATTGGATGTTTTATTTACAGAGAAACGATGTCAATTTACGAAACGAATGGTCAAACTATACAAATTGGCCTTATTCTACATTCCCGTCGGAGCTTTATTTATATACAACGGCAATTACACCCAATCCATACGACTCAACCGTTTTATATACACCTGGTCTAGACCCAAACGATGGTCGTAATACCGGTATATCAACGACTGGCGATTTTGCTGTGGTAAATCGAAAAGAAATTTTAGAGACGATGGGAATCGTATTAGATGGTGAATACAGAGAAAATATATTAGAGCGTGGCATATATGATTATATCGAGAAATACACGAGAACTCAGGGGTTCGCCAAGCAGGGTCTTTATTGCTATAATTTCTCTTTAAATTCAAGCCCATTTGAATATCAGCCATCGGGCGCTATGAATCTCAGTAAATTTCGAAACATAGAGTTAGATATTACGACTTATGTTCCACCGATAGATGCTGTGAACTCGAGTTTTGATATTATATGCGATGGTAGTGGAAACCCGGTCGGTGTACGCAAAGCGAATTGGAATCTCTATGACTATAATTTTAATATGTCTCTATTCGAAGAAAGATATAACGTGTTAACGTTTATGAATGGAAACTGTGCTATGTTATATTCTAGATAACAAAGGTTATATTCTAGATAACAAAGTTTATATTATGGGAATTTTTTAAATCAGTATATTATAACCAAACCTTTATAATATAGATGGAATCATATAATCTAAACCCAGAAGAAAAATGGAAAATAACAGAGGAGACTATAGTGGGTAATATACTTAAAGATAATGACAAAGGATTTAGCGAACCAGATGTTATCAATCAAAAAATAAAGAAAATAAGACGTAATAGAAAAATAAAGAATAACTATAAAAACATCGAATTATTTGAGAACATTCAAGACTCCACTGGGACTTCCAACCAAACTATTACAGAAGGATTGTCTGATGGAATTGCCAGATTCAAAGAAACTGATTATGTAGGCGGAAAAGACGATATATATGAAGGAGGCGAAAAGAAAAACATTGATGCAGATGCGGGTCTCGCAGGTTTCATAGAAAAAACATTCAATAAAACGAGGGCGCTAACTTATAGAATTGCATATTCTATTACAAAAAGGTTTTCTAGCTCGAAAGATTATAATCATAATGACGTATATGTTGTTCAACGATATGTAGGTTGGTCGTTTTCTATAATCCTGAGTTGTTTTATTGTTTATAATTGGGTTTTTATAATGTTCTATAAAGATGCCGCAGGAAATAAAGTGGAATTGCCAGATGTGTTAAGTCGAGAGAATTTCGACACACAATCTACATTTAATGTTGGCTATAGACTTCTTGATTATTTTATTCATTACTCTTTATTTTTCCCTGAGAAGTTACAAGTGGGAATCAAATTTATAGCCGATAAAGTGCCAGATTATTTGAATGCGAGTATATGTTTTTCTGTTCTATTTTTTATAGTAGTGTTTGGTTGCTATCATTCTTTATCAACATTAGAGAAGTTTTTATTAGCAATTGCAAAATTCGATTATACAAACCCGCTTTTATGGTTCATGTATTCCGTTCTATGTATATTATTAGCATTATCGTTTTTTGAGTATGACCTTAATCCTTTAAATTATGCATACAAATTCAATCCATTTACCGGACCAATTTATTTAATAACAACGATTTTAAGATATGTGTTCATACTTTTTCTGGGGGTGCCAATCGCCGGTTTATTATGTTTCTTTTATTTGTTAATTTACTCGTTTTTTGGTATATTTTTATTAAATGGGTTTGATATTAAAAAGGCAAGAGATATATTTACCAACATAGATAAGTTCTGTAAAGAATCCAAGCCCGAGATTCGTCGCGAAACTCCATGCGAACCCTATACTATTTTCGAAAGGCTTATAAATACAATCAATATTTGGTCGGATATCATATATAAAAACGTGTTCTCGATTTCGTTGGCATATATGTTGATATATGGTATAGTTGAATATTGGCCGATGGGTCGCCTAAGATCCAAGTCGTTAATGACAGTGCTAATTCCAATAAATATGATTATTTTAATGTCGATTATAATGAAAATATCTAACTATAAAGTCGATTACAAAGACCCAGAAGAACCCATAGTTCCGCCCAAAACGTAATCTTGATCTTGATATTGTAAATAATAGATTTTTGTATATTATTTATTATAAACGAAACAAATATATAAAAGCATCATTTCAATAATGATATAATTAAAACGATGGGTAAGAAGTCGAAGAATCCGGCAAAATCATCTGCCCCAGAATTACCTATGGTATCTGTTTGTACACCCACATTCAATCGACGCCCATTTATACCAAACATGTTTGATTGCTTTCGTAACCAAGATTATCCAAAGCATCGCGTCGAGTGGATTATTGTTGATGATGGAACTGATAAAATCGAAGACCTTATCGAGAAATCCAACATTCCGCAAATTCGGTATTTCAAAGTGGATAAGAAGATGACACTTGGTGCGAAACGCAATTATATGCATAAATACGTGCGTGGTTCAATTGTTGTTTATATGGACGATGACGACTATTATCCACCGGAACGTATATCACATGCGGTGGAGAGGTTACAATCGAATCCACAAGCACTATGTGCAGGTTCTAGTGAGATTTACATTTATTTTAAACACATTTCGAAGATGATACAGTGTGGACCGTATGGACCGAATCATGCTACCGCGGGAACATTTGCCTTTAAGTCGGAACTCTTGAAGATTACGAAATATGAAGAACACGCAGCCGTTGCTGAAGAGAGAGCTTTTTTAAAAGACTATAGTATTCCTTTTGTTCAATTGGACCCTTTAAAGGCTATTTTGGTTTTTTCTCATGAACAGAACACTTTCGATAAGCGCAAGATGTTGGATAACCCCCACCCTGATTATTTGAAAGAGTCTCCAAAAACAGTAACTGATTTTATTCGTAAGCCGAACGAGAAGCCCATTTATGATTTTTTTATGTTGAATATTGATAAATTGTTAGAAAAGTATGAGCCCGGAGACCCAAAGATGAAGCCCGACGTTCTCAAACAAATCAAGGAAATAGAAGAAAGCAGAGCCCAAATGATAAAAGATGAAATGGAGAAACAGCGGCAACAAGGAAATGGACCTATTATTTTACAGCGACCTGGCGAAGAACCTGTGCAACTTACTCAACAACAGGTCGTGCAAGTTATGATGCAGCAACAGCAACAATTACAAGAAGCGACGAATCGTTATGGTGAATTAGAAAAGATGGTGACGAATCTACAAAAACAAATGATTGATAAGATGAAGATTTCACAGGGTACAACTATGGAACTGAATAAATCAAAGAAGCGTATTGAAGAACTTGAAAAGATTGTGGAACAGCTTAAAAAGGAAAAGGAAGAAGCGGAAACTAGGGCTATGCGAAGAATGGTTATTGAGAGCGCGGACCCCGATTCCGACGATGAACAACCAGTCACTGACGCTTTGTCGTCTGCAGACGCTTTACCACCGGTTGCTGATGCTTTGACGGTTGCTGACGCTTTGACAAACGATAATATCGTCATCGAAGACGTCGTTGATAAAACCGAGACGAAGGAATTACCCCCACTTGTTCCAGAAATAGTTCTACCACCCAAACCATTCGTTCGCTCGAAGCGCGACCCAGAAATTATTGTCGATGTTAATGTTCCTTGAAATCCGTTATTATTTTTATAATTTCAACGAGAAATTATAAAAAATGGGAGCTCTAAAAAAGAAAAACTATAAATTCTAATTTATATATTGAATGTCTTGCCAATTTATTGTTTTTTCAGTAATGGGATGTTCAATATAATGTTTTTTATTATCTTCTATTAAATTATATATTTTATAATATCCTATAAATAAAGAACCTATAGTTGTTATTACCATACATATTAAAAATAATAAATTATTTATTTCAACTGCAAATGCAATTAATATTATATTTATAACAATTCTTGGAATTAAATATATAATATCTATATCTCGTACTGATTTTAATCTATATATAGTAATCATTTGAGGTACTGTATATAATATATTTATCATATTTGCAATAATCATAAATGCATTCATTGTTAGACTTATATCATTATCTATAAAGGTCA